ACAAAAAAATTATGACTACAAAGACAATGGCTAACAACAATACTCTTAAAACTAACAAGACAACCGGATTCAAAGCTACTGCAGGGATTATTTCTGGCGTAAAGCACGAAAAAGTCTATGGAGAAAATATTCGTGCTGTTAAACTGAACAACAAAAAATATTTGTTTGTCAGTGACCTTTGCGAAAAGTTTGGAACAGGTTTTATTGCAATGTTGGATGTACCTCCTATCAAGCAAAAAATTAATTATGGTGCAAACACCCAGAACAGGTACATTGTCACTGTGACTGATTTTAGGAATGCCATGAACAAGAAGGCAGAACCTAAAGTTACAGAAAATGTGGAAGAACAAGAAGAGGTTGTAGAAAGGGCACTTAGGGCAATAACTGACCCAAGTGCACCCAAGACAACCGTCGCTACAGCAGAAGAAGAAAGCAGAACTGACCTGTCGTACAGAAGCGATCTGGTAAAGTTAATACAGTCTGCATGCGATGCTTCCGCAGAAGAGCTTGGGTATGTTCCAGGCACGGACATGTTTAAACATACGGCAGAAAATCTACGAGTCTCGACATATAAAGACTTGTACAAAAAATTCAGAACTCAATTGTGCGCATATCTGACAGAATGTAACCTAACGCTGGAATCTATCGGCCTTGGTTATGTTGAGCCTGTGCCAGGTGTGAAGCAAAAAACATTCCTGCAAAGAGTCTATGATGCTGGGTACATTAAAGACTTGTATCTCTTTGCACTCAATAATCTTTCGGTCAAGAACGAAAGTATTGACAAGGTAGGGACTGCAGATAACATCCCTATGTAATTCCCCCGTCCCCTCAGAACAACAAAACAAAAAACACAGCAATAATATGCCTAAAAACAACAAAACAACAAAGTGCAAGTCCGCTTGCAATTCAAAATGCAAAACCCCAACCCTTAACGTCTTCGTCGATAAGATTGAGGGCGTACAGTGCCGTTGGGTTAAGTTAGACAACAAGAAAACCTATTTTGCCTCCGACCTGGTTCAGGTGTACGGAAAGGGTTTCATGAGCAAGCTTGAGGTTGCTCCCAAGAAGATGCGCGTTGCCCATGAAGGCAACAGCCAGACAAGACTCATGGTGCCTGTCGCAGAGCTCAAGATGGCTCTTCGTAAGTAAACCAAAAAGACTAGAGCGAAACGTTCCCCCCAGAACAATTCGCAACAAAACAAAAACAAAACAAACGCAGTACTATTAATATTATGAACACCTACAAAATCGAAATCGCTGACAAGACTGGCCACACGACCGTAGCTGACCTCACCCTGGAGCAGGCTGTAGATAACATTCTTCAGCATGCAGAAAACAACGCTCGTTGGGTATTTATCAACGGCGAAAAGTTTGAATTCCAAGGAACGAACTATCGCACAGAAGATAACGTGCAGAAGCTTCGCTCAAAACTGGAGCAGCAAGAAGATCCTGCCGTCATGCTGACCGGCATGCTGGTTGGCGGGACCAAGTAATCAAGCATCCCCCATTAATAAACCCTCTGGTGAGCAATTGCCAGAGGGTTTCTTTTTGCCTTCGGGCGAGACCTACAATTAATAAACACTATGGATCTACCCTATAAATCTTTTTTAAAAATAGCTAAACAAGCACAAATATTAAGTAAGCACGTCAATATGATGGACGTGAGCATTGATAAGACTAATGAATATGTGGATGGTCAATATGTGCCTACAGTAAAGGTAGCGTACACAAACTTACATTTTGATAGTGTGGCAGACATGCATGCCTACGCCAAGTATCTACCTATACCTACCCATAAACTTAAAATAGGTAAGGACATCAGCCATCAAGATCTTGAAGCAAACATAGCTCAACGTGCAGGCTGGGACAATACCCACATTATGCGAGGGTTAGGGTACGATACAGCTAAAGGCGAGACTTCTGTAAAGCTTATTCCTGAAGAAACACTCACTGTTTTTCGTCCTAACATAATTAAGCTGGATCCTGTTGAGTATACAGAAGGAGACTATACATACAGGATTCTCACAAGCCAGAGCACTAAAAACTACGCTGCACGCATTCGTGTTATAGCTAGAAACGACGAGCCTATTTACGATTACCTGGATAAAGGGTTTTTCGTAATGACTATTGCTGAAAAATCTGACGAATTAACTAGACCTGCCTTTGTTGTGTCAGACAGCTATGATGTGAATACTGCACATATCTTTATGATGTGCAAGATGCAGCCTAACCTGGTGAGTATGCTCAAAGATGAGTGCTTTGCGAGCAAGTATGATGCAGAAATGACCAAGCTTAAAATGCTAAGGAAGCTGACTCCAGAAGCTAAAGTACGATATTTGAAGCAATCAAAAACCATTGATGAAGATTATCGCAAGAATACTACACTGGTAGTAGTCGGTAAGTTGATTGCTGGAGAAATTGAAAAAACTACTATTAGAGACGTAACGTTCTCAGCGACAACGGCAAAGTATGAAAATACCGAAATTGAAGCTGAGGATCTCATGACTGTGTTGTCAAGAAATCTTGATTTTAATAGCGAGTTTGACATCTATGCTGTGGTTCAGCTCTATACTAATTATGTGAAAACGTGCTTGGCTACGAAGAGCTGGAATTATAAAAAAATTGATGACATCAAAGCTGGTAACGATCCTAAACAAAAGAGTGTACCTACGTTTAAAATCAACGGAATCAGTATATCTGCAGCAGTTTCTTATACTGGACAAAGGTACGTAAACAATATCAGGATTAATCATGATGAGGTATCGACAGCCATGCATCGTGCGTCCTGCTATAGGTCAGCCGAAGATTATAGTCTGTTTCTCAAGAGCATCAGTCGTATGAGTCTCAAGAGACACGACATTATTGCAAATGGTCTGCAGGTAAAGATTCACGCAGGCATGAGTGGAGAAGAATACAGGGAAGCCACTCCTGGCGTAAATGCCCCTGCACTTAAGTTTGTAATTGATCCACAGGATAAACGTATCAAGCTGCACATTGACGAAAATAGGCAAGTACCTGTAGATATTAGCGGACTGATCAAAAAGGTACAAACGATCAACTCAAAAACAAATAATAGGTCGTTTTACGATAGGTCAGAAAACATATACCAGTATGTCAGTAGAGATCATATCTGGGCAGCTAAAGAGCTCACGAAAGCATTGATTGAGTTCACCACCTTTCCTGTAAAGTTTAAAAACATGGAGGATGGTACAGAAGTAGAAAAAGATGTGGTCATGATCTCTAAAGAAGATGTGACTAAGCTATTGCGTGTTGTTGAAGAGCAAAACAAAGCCAAGATCGAAAGGTCTAAGCAGTTCTTGAGTACAGCTGTAAAGCTTACAGGAGCTGAAGAGATCGAATTCCTTGGGGAGAAGGCCTATAAAGTTAAAGGCAATCTTAGGGAGTATGCCGTGGTAATTAAAACTGCCAAGGTTTACGATTACGAAACAAAACAGTATCGTTGCATTGTTAATGACCGGCACTATAAGGGTGCAGGCTATGACGATGTTGCGAGCAGGCTTTTGGCTCTCAAAAACGACTCTGTGATGCAAGATCAGATCGGCACACTCAGGGGAGCAGCACAACCTGGAGCAGAAAATGCACACAATGATTATAGGCCTGAGCGAGACGTACAGGATATCATTGCACCTATGGTAGATAAAGCATTCGAGAAAGTATAATTATGTATATATTCAGATACGGCATAGAATCGTTTGTTAAGGCGGTGCTTTCCGCTTCTCGAGAGTGTGCTAGTACTCTAGAGGAGGAGGGCGGTATTATCATGGAGAAAGAGGGCGTGTACGAATTCGTGAGAATTAAAAATGTTCACGAAGGTACAGATAGAGCATCAGGATTATACGAAACAGATCAAGAAGAACTGTCTCAACTGGTGTTCTCTAGAGTCTGCAAAGGCTGGAAGATGCACGCCAGCTTCCATACTCATCCGTCATTTAGTCCTACTCCCAGCTGCCTCGATATAGACAAGCTGTTTGAAGGATTTAGGTACAACGTTATATGGTCTCCTACACATAGATCTTTTTCATATTCTATGTGGGTAGGAGAACTTACTTACGCATCATACTTCCCAGTAACAACATTCGAACAATTAATCAAGTAACCTATGAAATTGGACAAAATAGCTATTGCAGGTGCAGGAGGAATCGGATCTAATCTATTGAGCATACTATTTGATTATGGCTACAATCGTAAACAATTCAGCTACATGGATGTAGAAGTCGACATCTACGACGACGATACTGTAGACATCAAAAACCTGCTTCATCAAAACTTCAAGATTGATGATGTGGGAAAACATAAAGTCAAAGTACTGGAAGATAAGTACATCGCAAGCGGAATTACACGTAGAATGACTGAGGAAGACTTCCATAAATACAACGTTATTTTCAGTTGTGTGGACAGTATGCCGTTTAGAAAGAGCCTGTACGAATATGGTTGGAGCGTAGGTAAGGATAGCCTTTTCTGGATTGACGGACGCTGCACTAGCAGGCAGGGTGCGTTGTTCACATCTGATATGCTCAAGCCTGCTCTAGAACCATTCATCGACAGCTCGCAAGAAGAAGGAGGCTGTCTTCTGGCTTACGAGAAAGAACAGAACATCAGTCACACGCTACCCACTATTGTTGCCGGAATGATGGTGCAAGCATATTTAAACAAATTAAGGGGACAACAGACATTTAAATCTGTGTTTATGGTGTGATGACTAAACTGGATGAGAAAAAACTAAAAAAAGATGCAGAGAAATATCTTACAGCGTTACTTGACAAAGCCTGCCTATCTCTAGATATTCAACTTAAGGAATGGGATATTAACGAGGAGCTGTTTAAAGCTGTAATATCTTCGCCTAAAATAAAATACAGAACATGCCAAGAACAATTCGAAACCTATAGCACATGTCACACACTAATCAAAAAGCTAAACATCAAAGTCTGTTCAAAATTTAAATGGTTCACAGACATCAAAAAACATACAACAAACAACAAATAACTAGTTAAAAAAATAATATTATGGCTATCATTCAACCATCAATCACATTCGAAGGTGCAGCAACTGACCTCAACCCATCCGCAGCTACATCATATATTCTAGACGGAGTCAGAAGAGCGCTGTTCAACAAGAGCACAAACAAGGAGGGAGCATATCTATACTTCCTGCCTGCGTATACCACAGACCGTGCAGGTAACGGCGTATGGTATAAGAAGTTCAGTATCCGTGACTCTTTTGGAGTCAATTATAAAGAAAAATACTATGTGAAGAACAAGGCAGAGGACCCTGCTGAATATTTTGGTCAAAACTTCATCAGAAAATATCCAGAAGAAGCCAAAGTGGGGGAAGTCGAAGTAGGCGGTAGGAAATTCAAGAAATATCCTAATCATGGTCGCGCTGCAGACAGGGTAGTGTTCAACGTTGCGTTTCTACAGAATCTAGAGCTTGGTTGCCATGTTCTAGATCTTCCGTTTCGTAATGGCGCAGACATCCTGCTAAACTGGCAGACTGGCAAGGATGTGTCGGGTAAGCCACGCAAGCCTGTAAATAGTCCTGATCGCTGTATCCCTGTGTTTGTAAAACTGAGAGAAAATTCAGCAAACCCCTGGATGATTCAGGTGGAAGCAAATGAACCTATTCGTTTGCCTGACGAACTTGCAGATAGTGAGTATCTGTATAATCTGGATGAAATCTTTGAGACTAAGTCAAAAGAAGAAATCATTGCTAAGCTGCGTGAAATGTACAGCTCTGATGTATTTGAAGACTGTATGTATGGATATCCAGGACTCACGCAGTCAAGCTCGGCCAGGAGAGCTCAGCCGGCAGTCAGTAGTCGTGAATACGATGAAGATGATCTGGATACCGAGCCTGTTGTTCCAAGCATTCCCAAAGCAACAATTCCAAAAGCAAGCATCCCTAAAGCCACAATTACGGCTCCTGCGGTGCCAATGAATCCTCCGGCGGTAGCAGACATCTCGTCGCTTCCTCCAAATCCTATGGCCGGAGGCAAAATGTCAAGAGAAGCAGCTATGCGGTATATTAATCAAGAATAAATAAAATATGGATAATCTAGACTCATTCCTATCATCAATCAAAAAGAGTTTCGGTAAAACGTTTAAAAACGAAGCCGTTAACTTAGAACTAAATACAGCAGACAGAGAATTACCTCCTACAGGGATAGTTCTAGACAATCCATTGCTTGAGTATGCATTCGACCGTAGGTTTATGGCCTACGGTCGCTGCTATCTACTCTATGGTAAAAAGGGTTGCTCTAAGACTACACTGCTATTTGATCTTGCAAAAATATTTCAAAAAGCAGGAGGCAAGATGTTCTGGATCGAGACTGAGAACGCCCCAGACTTCAGGTATATGGAACTTCAGGGAGTTGACCCTAAAGGAGTAATCTATCATAATCCAAAAAGTTTGGAAGAAGCGCTTACACTGTGTAAAATCATTATTGAGAACTACTCAAAACACAGTGACGGTAAAACACCCATATTGGTTGCGCTAGACTCTATTGCTGGAGCCAGCACCGATTACGAGCGAGATCAGGACGTAATTGGTCAAACCAAGGTGGGTGAGCACGCAAAACTCATGTCAGCGTTCTATAGGAATATTATTCCATATCTAGAATGCGAGAATATGGTGTTTGTGGCTACCAATCAATTAAAAGACCAGATTGGAGGCATGACAGGCTTTGGCACAGAGAAGCCAGAAGCACTAATCGGCGGCGAGGCTCAACGCTTCAACTCTACATACCAATTCAAGGTTGCCCGTATCAAGGACAATCTTGAAGAAGATCATATGGGTGTCAAGCGCAAGGCAGGCTCAACGCACACGCTCACAGTCAAGCGTAATAAACTTGGCCGCGAGGGCAACAGTCAGAGAATTGAGTTTGACGTACATATCAATGGAGGCATCGATTGGTATTCTCCATTGGTGAGAATGCTTGGAGAAGAGTATACAGGAATTGTAGGTAAAACAGGAGGCTGGTATACCTGGAAGATTCCTGATGTGGAATTCACACTGGATGTAGAAGGAGAACAGACTACATTTAAGATAGATACAGATAAAAAGTTCAGAGAACAAGATCTGGGTGTGGTTCTTTCCAACAGTCCTCAAGCAAAAGAAATCATCAGAAAAGCTTTTGGTATACCTGATATGCCTACTGCTGAGATCGAAGAAGAAATTAACAAGATCAACAAGACCAAAAGAAAAAGAGCGTCAGAGCTTGAAACTTCGGTAGTTTACGATGAGTGATTATCTTCAAAAATTAGCTGAGATAGAAAAGTTGATAGCCAAGATGGATCTTCCCAACTATAGGAAGAACGTAAAGCACAACGACGATGTTAGATGGTTGAAGAATAATCTAGCAGTTAGAAACAGCTCTCACAAAAACTACACGCAAGCAATGCAGCTCATAAACGAGCTGGTCTAGATAATTGAATAATTGGCTTGCAGTAGGCTAATCCCTGCTGCAAGCTTATCTATTATGCTATACATCGGCTTTGACAACGGAGTGACCAGTAACGGTATAGGTGTTATAGACGAGTCTCAGAAGGCTCAGCTAATAAAACTGCCTATCAAGAAAGAATTGAGCTATACAAAAGAAGCCAAGAATATCTCTAGAATAGACTTCGAGGCTCTGTGTACAGTGTTTGAATCTTTAAAAAATAGTTACTCTGAAGAAGTAATTATCGTGGGACTAGAACGTCCTATGGTTAACAGTACCAGATTCAACGCATCTCTTTCAGCCGTTAGGGCGCTGGAAGCCACGCTTATTGCTATAGAGAAATACTCGTTTAGATATGAGTACATCGACAGCAAAGAGTGGCAAAAGCTGTTGCTGCCTAAAAATATAAAAGGAAGCGACGAGCTTAAAAAAGCCAGTTTAGATATAGGTAAAAGGTTATTTCCAAATCTAGATATTAAAAAAGATGCAGATGGTCTCCTTATTGCAGAATACTTGAGACTCAAGTACACAAAAAAATAATGCAGCTTAATTTCCTAACAGGCTACGAATTATCAGAAGAAAATGTAAAAAAAGATCAGTTTGAACTGTGGGATGATAACTTTCGTCCTACTAAAAGAAAAGACCTCAGGCTGCCCAGTTATAAAAAAATAGAAGATTACTTTGCCTCTCTGGATTATTCCAAGGTAGAAGATTACACCAAATACTGGGAAAAAATTTCCCCTAAAAACGACAGTGAAGTTTTTCAGAGATGGTTGTTTGCATTCATGAGTGTACACACCTCGTGGAAGTCAAACATAGTGGGCTATCTGGCAATTAAAGATTGGTGGAAATGGTTAAACAGGTGGGGAGACCTAGCAGACCTGATCCAGAACAGCCGTGTAGGTATGCACAATAACAGAGTAAAATATATCTCTGAATTTTGTGAGCGCTTCTGGGAAGATCCATCCTACTATTCAAAGGCAGAAGATGAGTCATGGACAGAATACAGAAACAGACTGGAAAGACTTACGCTGGGGCTCGGACTAGCCAAAACAAGCTTTGCTATAGAGATGTGCTATCCTGTTACCGCCAAGGTGGTATGTATGGACACTCACATGTTTAAGTATTATGGGCTTGATCAAACAGCAGATGCCAGACAATATCTGAGTATAGAACAGCATTGGACAGATATGTGTGCAATGTGGAATATTCCATCATACGTAGCCAGGTGTTTGTATTGGGATGTCAAACAAGGACATACCGATAGCAGATATTGGAGTTATGTTTTGGAGTAGTTTTTAAAAATTTGTCTTTACTTAAAGTGTAAAGATGGAAAAATACTCAAATATGCAAGAATACGACGATGAGTGGGAAGACGATGAAGAAGAATCTTCTGACCAGATCAATAAAAGAAAAAATCAAGAGATTCAGCAGATGCTCTCGGAACTGGAGAGATATGCTAAAAAGCAAATACAGTATTTGCTATTAGAAGGCTTTATTGAACCCACAGACGATCCTAAGGTATATAGTTATACACCTGAGGGTATAGTGTTAGCTCAACAGAAATATAAACAACTAAAAGACGAAGGATTAATCTAATGTCAGAAAAAAATACACTACAAGAAACAAAACTTGCACTCCTGAAAATTGCTCATGATGATTTAATGACAAAGTTTCAGATTCAGTTGGGATTGCTTAATGATTTTGTCGGAGCATATACGAACGATAAAAAAGAAGCTTTAGAGATGGTGCTGGGTTTCATTGATAGTGATTACCCAGCAGTAGAAGCAATCAGGCAGCGTGCAGAAGAAATGGCTGCTTTTGTTTCAGAATAATTTCTCAGTAACCACAAACCCAATGGTAGTAGGTTGGGCTGTAATTGGAATGTAGCAGCCTGTGAATCCTGCTGAGATTTGCGACACCTGCCCCCTGAACAATTCGGGGTGAATGGTCCGGGAGCTCTCGGACGACAAGTGGTGTGACACTGGGAGAGACTAGACAATTTTAAGGGGGTGATTTGGTTTCGACTAAGCATGAGCCCTTATAGATGCATGTAGAGGAAGCCTGGTGGGCCTCTTGAAAATCTAGGCAAAATAAACGCAGAGTCATTAGACTACGCCCCTTCGGTGGCAGAAGCTGATGCATTCCTTGAAGCTACTGGCTTCGTGGATGCAGAGCTCCTCGCCGCATAAGGTACAGACTGGATGCTATTAAAAGTCTGTAATCGTTAGTAGCTGGTGCTTGAAGTTAGAACTGTTATTCAAGCAGAACAAGAACAGTTCAAAAGAAATTATATAGTTTGATTGTTGACGCTATAATTTCTTGCAAAAAACAATCTAAGCATGTAGATTCTATAAGATAAGTGTTTAGGACAGGGGTTCAACTCCCCTCACCTCCACCATTTAATCGCGGGATAGTGAAGTGGTAAAACAGGAGTCTCATAAGCTCCAGTCCCAGGTTCGATTCCTGGTCCCGCAACCAATTTCGGAAAATACCCGTAACACGGTAGACTTCTGGAAAGCGCGACACCTGCGGGCTGGCCTTTAGGCTGCGTCGAATCAGTGGTGCGACTGTCAGGAGAGTACTGGCAAATTTGGGTAGTTCGCATAGCGGCTATTGCAGGAGACTGTAAATCTCCCCTCTTCGGAGACCGATGGTTCGAGTCCATCACTGCCCACACTTTAAATGCCTCGTTAGTTTTAATGGTAAAACGCAGAGCTTGTACCTCTGTCTTCTCAGTTCGATTCTGAGACGAGGCTCTTTTTTTGTTGAGTTACTATATTGACGATGTTAAATTGTTGGACATGCCGAGTTCAATAAAAAACATTTGCAAAAATTGCGGAAAAAAAGTTAAAAAGGTGTTTTGTAATAATACCTGCCAAGCAGCATTGGGTGCTTTTTGTGGCACCTATGTGGGTATAAAGTTTAAAAGAAAATGAAACCTGCAATAGGCAAATATTATTATATAGATTACGAGGACAAAAAAGAACCTGAAGCAAACTTTATGGGGATTGCCAGGTGTGTAGGAAAATATGAAAGAGATGAAACAGGTAAAGACATATACCCTGTGCTGTATGAGTTTGAGCATACAGATAATAATGGAAAACTTACGTTGAGTTTATTTTACGAGAGAGAAATACTGATGCCTGCTTCAAACTAAATATGCTTATACTACTACTTCTATTCATGATGATGATGTTCCTATCCGAAAGAAAATGAGCACTGAATTTAACATAGGCCTAATAGGGCTGGCAGGCAGTGGCAAAGACACAGCTGCTGCGATCATATGCAAAACTTTAAGGCATAAACAATTGAGCTTTGCCACCAGACTGAAAGATATCTGTCTGTCTCTGGGTTGGGATGGGAAAAAAGACGAGAGAGGCAGAAAATTGCTGCAAGATATGGGTATGACCTTTAGAGATTATCATGCCTACACATGGATAAACGAGATAGATAAAGCTATAGACAAATCCGGTTGTTACGTATTTGCAGATGTAAGATTCTCAAACGAGGCTGATTATATTAAAAATCAGCTAAACGGAGTGATCATCAGAGTGGTGCGTCCAGATCTGGAGATTACTAAAACTCACAAGCACATCAGCGAAGCCGGGCAAGACCAGATACCTGTAGACTATGACGTTTTAAATGACGGTAGTTTCGAGGATCTTGAAAAAGCCCTTGAGCTGGTGATAAACCAAGAAAAATCAAAACGTTATGCTAGTCGTTGTCAAAAATCAAAAAACTGAAACCATGAAAGAAAAATTAATTGATAATCTGATTGCACTGAAAGAGTATATCTATGAAAATCTACTCAAACTTACAAGTAAGCTTAAAATGCACTCTAAAGAACCTGTATTCAAGTATGCACTGCGGTCTTTCCTTTTGTTTCCTGTGGTCATTCTTTTTTCATTTGTTGTTTTTATTCTTATGCTTCTAGTGTGGCCTTTTGTGCCTATGATTGCATACAATATTTTTAACGAAGAAAAAATCTAAGCATGCCTGCGACATATCAAGACATTACGATTACAGAAGAATTTTTAAACAAAGAGCAAAACGCTTTTTTTGTTTATGGAGACAACCTGCAAAGAAGAGGAACTGCAGGAGCAGCCAAACTTAGGCACCACCCTAGAGCAATCGGGTTTGTTACAAAGAAAGAACCTACGCATGACCAGAGCGCATGCTTTACTCCAGAAGAATATGCGAAACCCTTCTTCGAGCAGCTAGATCAGTTGTCTGCTCATGTTAAAAACAACCCTGGCAATAAATTCTATATATCCAAACTAGGTTCAGGGTTGGCAAACAGATACTGGATATGGGAAAAAGTGATAAGCCATAATCTGCAAGATGAGCTGGGAGGATACGACAACGTGGTATTCTGCTGGAGTCTAGATGACGAAAACTTCAACAAATAAAATTATGGAAAAACTAGCCGTAGTAGCCAAAATATTAGAATTAACCCCTATTGTAGGAGCTGATAGAATTGAGACAGCTACCGTACTAGGTTGGCAGGTAGTTACACAGAAGCATCTGTATAGTATTGGAGATCTAACTGTAATTATATTCCCGGATACTCTTGTACCTAAAAAGTTCCTAGATGGGGCATATCAAGGCGATGAAAAGGTAAGGTTAAAAACCATAAAGCTTAAAGGACAGTACAGTGCAGGGTTATTGTTACCTATGTCCGTTGTAGGTAATAGTTTTAAAGAAGGAGATGAAGTGAGCGAACTGTTGGGTGTAGAAAAGTGGGTTGCTCCAGTTTCAGCATCTATAGGAGGAGATGTTGCAGGCAATTTTTTGTCTGCTTTTATATCAAAAACTGACGAGTACAATATCAGGTCAGAGCCACAAGCTTTACAGGAAGTTCACAATGACCCCATATTTAAGAATTCTGATTTTGTGGCTACACTTAAATGTGACGGATCTAGCGGTACATTTATAGCCCACAAAAATACCTTTAGAGTATGCTCTAGAAATTTAGAGCTCAGAGAAACTGAAGGAAATGTTTTCTGGCAGGTGGCTAAAAAGTACAACTTGTCTGAAAAACTTAAAACCTTTGGCGATAATGTAGCTATTCAAGGGGAAGTTTGTGGTCCAGGTATTCAGGGCAACCCTATGAGATTAGAGGAAATTACATTCTTTGCTTTTTTGATGAAAGACCTGCGAACACATAAATGGTTAAGCTGGGACAGTCTTGTGGATTTCTGCACTACAAACAACATACCTCATGTAAAAGAATTGCACAGGTTTAAAGCAAATGAAGAGAACTTGAGCTTAGCTAGATTGCAAGAACTTGCTAATAATGCAAAGTACGCCAACGATAAAACAAATGCCGAAGGAATCGTCATTCGTCCAGTAAATCCTATTCCTTCTAGAGTATTACAAAAGGGATGGTGGAGTTTGAAGGTTATGAATCAACCGTACGATATGAAGAAAGGCGCAGATGATACTAAAGCTAATTAAACATACCAGTAATCCCTCTAACGAAGATTACATATATCTTGCGTCTGACAAGATTTACACAATGGAAGAGATATTTACTGTAGATAAGAAGACTGAGAGCTTTAAATTTTCTCATACAGTAATAGATATTGGTTTTGACGAGTATGTCGTAAAAGTCAAAAATCCTGCAGAAGAGATCTGCAAAATGATCAGAGGGAAAAAATGATCCAGATAACAAAAGACCTCTGGGTCAATATCATGAACGTCATATGGGTAGAAGACGTGTACGATAAAAACAAAGATTATCTGCATACAAAAATTGTCACAATTGGGGGAGACCTGATTGTATTAAATACGTGTGCGGAAGAAATAAGCAAACTCTTAAAATTAGACTAATATGATTATTACAAGAAAATCCCCCGTCACCGGAGTCACTCACAGCCTGGACCTGCCTGTCACCGAACAGCAGATTCAGGCCTGGCAAGAGGGACAGCTCATTCAAAATGTTTTTCCTGATCTTTCTCCTGGAGACAGGGAATTTATTAAAACAGGTATCACAAACGCAGAATGGAATGATATGTTTGGTATGCCTGAAGAATCTGAAGACATCGAATAAACACTAACACAAATCAATTAATCACCCAGCACTCTAACAGGTGCTGGGTTTTTTTATGTACTACTTTTGGAATAGTAACAAGACAGCGGAGGTTTGGTTTAGAAATAAGCGTAAACCTCCAGAGCAAAACCATAAGCTGGTGGCTGATACCTATTCGCCAACAGCTATTTTATTTGGGTCAAGTTTATGCAGAGAAATGTTTAATGCAGATGCGCCGACAGTAAATAAGTTCGCAATGCTTAGATTAGTAAGGTTGGACGGAGGTTATAGCGCTTCTGGAGGTATATTTGTGAATGACAGCCTGACAATCAGCAAAATAAAGCGCTATGACTATGTCGAGCGCAAAGAGATTGAAGGGCAGGGTATCTACAGAGTCGCGGATGTAAGCTTTTACACGTCGACCTGCACATATGAAGTAAAGCTATTGGGAAACTCGGAAGTTTCCAGATTAGCTAAAAATAAAGAAATGTTTCAAGCCATGAAATCAAATCTAGATAGAGCTACATTAAACATATATGTAGAGCTGATGATGGACTTGCCTAATATGGCCGAAGAGCTTTTCCACGTAATACCGGAGGTTAAAAGAAAGAAATAAACGATATAGATATGAATAAAGAAGAATTTCACAAAGCATACGTTAAATATAATAAAACTGTTTTTGCGTATCTTGTAAATAAAATCAGAAATACGCAAGACGCAGAAGACTTGACGCAAAAAACCTTTATGCGCTTTTTTAAATCAAAATTTGACGCATGGGACAATCAGGAGTATTTGAAGAAATACTTATTTATTACCGCTAAAAACTGCTATAAAAGTCATGTGACATTTATGATCACTAATCCTGCGCGTGATTTTTTCTTGATTGAAGGAGAACAATTGCACTTTAAGTCGCTAGAAAAAAAGCTTACATATGCTAAACATTATGATCCTTTTACGTTGAGAGACCTTGCCGAGTTTGACAGTGACCCTGAAAGCAATCTTAGTAATCTGGAAATAGTTGCTGGCGGTTATGATTCGGACACTCCGACCTATCAATCAGAACTAAATTTAATGATTGAAAAACTGAGAGCAATCATAGAAAGCATGCCCCCTAAACAAAAGGAAGCCATGATTGAAGTGTATTTTAATGGGCTAAAACCAAGACAGGCTGCAATAAAACTTAAAAGTAACGCTAACCGAATAGCTTTTCTGACGCATAAAGGCAAACAACAAATTAAGAAAAAATTAACACATGTTTAAAATATATTTTCGAGACAAAGGTTGCACCAGAAAGCTTAATATGCCGAATAAGCTTAACTGTGAATACTATAAGCTAACTCCAGAATTTTGGAATGCTCAAGAAGATCAGTTGGTATGCCTGATAGATCCTATTCTTGAAGGCAAAATATACTGGAAGGCCGATATGCAAATAGTAGACTCTGCCAAGGTTAGGTTTCACAGATATGGCATCCAAGAAGATGGACCAGTTCAAATAACCTGCTACTGGAATCAGTCGGCGTATTTAGAATTAGACAAATTTGGCGGGGTTTTTACCCAGCGAACACAATGCGCTCTGCATGATGTATCAAACAGCTTCGAGGCACACAAGACATGGGAGCACTTGTGCGCTATTCCTCATATATTTAGAGCGGCAATAGCTGAATTCCATGAATGGTTTCCAAACACAAACAACGTAAAAAAACAATGAATCAACTACAAGTAGGAGTAAGTATGAGTGTAGAAGACGCTACAGAATATCTTGAATCTGTTGGCGAATGGCATACAGTACGTAATGTCCCAAGAGAGGTAATGGTCAAGTGGGCCGAATATTTAAAAAACGAAGAAAATGAAATATCTAGTAATACCCGACGTTCACCAAAAGCTAGACAAGCTGGAAAGAGTCTTCAAGAAAGTCCAGAAGTTCGATAAACTGATCTCTCTAGGAGACTGGTTTGACAACTTTCATGATTCTCCTGAAGACAGCATGCGTACAGCCATGTATATTTTGGATTTGTACGAAGAGTTAGGAGACAATTTTATATGGCTCATGGGTAACCACGATATTCCATATTTGTTTCCTGAGACATACGATATACTCAGATGTAGCGGAAATACTTTCGATAAGCTTACAATTATTCAAAAGATATTTAAAGACAGGCTGCAACGGGCTAGATTGATGTTGGCTTACAGAATTAAATACGCTAAAAAGAAAGATATTATCCTTTCGCACGCAGGAGTGAGTAGATATCACTTCGCCACAAAGTCTGGTAATATTTCTTCTAAACGTGTTTTAGACCTGTGCCATGAAACAACAGGAACCTTATTCCGCATGGAAGGAGATCCTATGGTTGAACAATACTTGCCCATCCTTAAGGCAGGCAGAGCCAGGAGAGGAGATATGCCTGTAGGAGGTATAACCTGGCTGGACTGGAACCTTGAGTTTCGACCTCACCCTCAGATAAGTCAGATTGTAGGACATACTCCTACGCAGAATCCTCAAATCATGGATGGTAATGACTCAGCCATAGCTCCTGACGCTGGAACTCTTGACACAGGTTTGGAGTATCATCTAGCTCCAGGCGTAAGCTATAACTTCAATATAGATACGCATCTAAACCATTACATCATAATCGAAAACGGAAAAATAATAATTCACAGAAATGAATAAACTCGCAACACTGTATAAGCTGACATCGACAGGGGCCACGCAAGAGTGGACTATCTTCTCTGAGGATGGCTCTTTCTGGACTGTAAGCGGCCAGACAGATGGCAAGAAAGTTACTAGCGCAAAAACAAATTGTGCTGGTAAAAACGTGGGCAGAAAGAATGCCACGACACCAAACGAGCAGGCATTAAGAGAGGCACAGGCTAGATGGCAAAAGAAGAAAGATGAAGGTTACGTAGAAGACATCAAAGATATTGATGTGGTGGATGACAGGGTTGATCCTATGCTCGCGAAGAACTATGAAGATTATAGTTCAGAATTAGAGTTTCCTGTGTACTCTCAACCTAAGCTTGACGGCTTGCGTTGTATCGTCACAAGACAGGGAGCGTTTAGTCGTAAATGGAAGCCGTTCACAACGCTTCAACATATCAGAGACGCGTTACAACCTATCTTTGATAAGTACCCAATGGTGCAAGCGTTTGACGGCGAAATGTACTCACATGAGCTAAAAGATAACTTTGAAGAGATTGTGAGTATCGTCAAGCAACCTAAAGCTACAGCTGAAGACATCGAGAAGTGTAAGCGAATGGTGCAGTATCATATCTATGACTATGTACCATCCAACGATCTTGCTGACCTCATATTTAAAACGAGAGATCTTGATCTGAGTGTGATGATTCCTAAAGATAGTGAACATCTGAAGCTAGTCAAAACCAAAATGATTTGGAATAAGGAAGAGTTGGATGAGGAGTATCAATGGTATATGGTTGACGGATACGAAGGCCAGATGATCAGAGCAGATGCTCCATACCAACAGAAGAGAACAAAGTATCTGCTAAAGCGTAAAGACTTTGTAGACGAGGAGTTCTTGATTGTTGGCTATAAAGAAGGCAAAGGTAATAGAGAAGGCTGTATTACACTCAGATTGTGTACCAAAGATGGTAAAGAATTTGACTCTGTGCCTGTAGGTGGAGTTGAGTATTTGCAAGATTTATGGCAGAAGCGTCTACGGCTGCCTGGTCTTTATGCTACAGTTAAGTACCAAAACCTCAGTACTGATGGAATACCGAGGTTCAATAATACCATCAAATTCAGAAACATTCTAGGAGAAGACGTAGTAATATGAGTAAAATTATTGTATTGAGAGGTCTGCCGGCCTCAGGCAAAAGCACCTGGGCCAAAGACTATATCAGCAGAAACCCTAGGACCTCTAGGGTAAATAAAGATGACTTGCGTGCAATGCTCCATAACAGTCAGTGGAGTCAAGAAAACGAAGAGCTAGTACTAGATATTCGCGACAGTATCATCATATCGGCAATTAATCATAATTATGATGTTATCGTTGATGATACGAACTTTGCCGCAAAACATGTAACCACTATCCAGGAAATCGCAGAGGATTGGAATGCAGAATTTGAGGTGAAAGACTTTGACGTTTCTCTTGATGTATGTCTTGAGAGAAACAGAAAGAGAGATAGCAGCGTACCAGATAAAGTCATTATTGATATGTACGAAAAGTACGTACTGCCAAAGAAAGAAAAGGTAGTGCAGACACCTGGTAAAACAAAAGCTATCCTGGTAGATCTAGATGGTACATTAGCCATACACAATAGAGCTGCATTTGATATTGAGCGGTGCGATACTGATACACCTAATCCTCCTGTGCTTAATGCTATAAAAGCACTAAGCCAGTTTGGCTATAGGCTGATCTTCCTTACAGGGAGAGAAGACTCTTTCAGACCGCAAACAGATAAGTGGCTTAAAGAAGTCTGCAACGTTGATGTTTTTGCTCCATGGTATATGCTGTATATGCGACCTACTGGAGACAACCGCAAAGACAGCCTGGTTAAAGAAGAAATTCTAAGAAATGAGATTCTTCCTAATTACTATGTTGAATTTGCACTTGACGATAGGCAGCAAGTAGTAGATCATTTGAGAGAAATGGGTTTAACTGTATTTCAGGTAGCTCCAGGTAATTATTAAAAATTTGCTTAATTGTGAGTAAGCAAAAAAGTAAGTCGTGAGTGCTTTGTCGAAGCGAGGGATATCGCTAATTGCAGTCTGTATGCTGTAGCAGATCGGCTAACCACGAAACAGCAATTTAATTTTCAATAACTTAAATTATGGGAATGTTCGACACATTGTTAGTACATAAAAGTATAATTTTTCCCTTGTTGGAGGGAGAAGAACTCTTGAAAGAAAATTGGCGTGCAGACACGGAAGAGTGTCTTCATTTTCAAACTAAAGATCTGGAAAACGTTATGTGGATATACAAGGTGGGAGAGGACCACAAAGTATGGCGAGAGGTGCATGAATATATTGAGGATCCAGAGTGCAAATTTGGTATGCGCCATGAAAGGCTATCTGATGAGAGCTGCGAAAAACTAAGTGCTTACATCAATTTCTATGACATGGTGCGCCACATCGGTGAAGACGAGGTATGGATTGAATTTGAAGGACACATATTAAATGGCATACTGGCTGAGGTTTCTTTAAAAAAGATAGAAAAAACAAATATGGCTCTTAAAGAACTAGAGATGCGGGCACATCAGCGTCGATGGGATAAGATTAGAAGTACATATAGCTGGAAAACATTCTCAGCCATACGTGATGTTGAGTGGAAGTTGCGTAGAGTATTTAGACCTGTGTTTAATAAATACGAAAACTTTCTTAAAAAATTAAGAGATCACGCAGAAAGTCAATACCCGCCCGAAGAATGAATATAATTCAATCAAGAGTGTGTGATGCTCTCGCCAGACATCACAAAATTAAAAGAGCTATTGTTTCAGACATGATTAAAGATAGCTTTAGTAATGTCGGAGAAAATCCTGTGCTAGACTTGGAGATCACAAAGAATATAAGAATAGGTACAACCAAAGAAACAATTCCATTAGGGAAAATGTTTTTTTACAACCTGTTCATAAGATCTGCCTTGTATGTTGAAGCAATAAATCTTTTTGAAGCTTCCAGTGTAGACTGTGTTGCCTTTTATTCAGGAGGAGCAACAATGATGATATCGGAAGGTTACGAGTATAATGGTGTAGGAGGAATATTCTTGAGATCCTCCGATAAAAAGAATGGGTATATACTTGAACCCATAGCTCATTATCTTGAAAGAGAGTACCCAGTATATTCTGTAGAATAGTTGGTATAATATATTGGTAGCTTATATCTATTAGAAATTGAGAGTGCAGCATGGTGTTTGCGCTCTCTTTTCTATTTAGAGGCTCCATAACGAAAAACCAATAAAATGAATACACTAACGTCAGAAGTAACGGCAGCAGAAGAAATCTCCATTATTCAGCCTCCAGCTGAAGACATGGAGATCAACAACGTGGCTCTTTTAAGGTTCCTTGCCAATGAGGTGTCGAGGAGGGAGAATGGGGGCAACAAAAGTCCCCAGAATTTTCCTTACGCTAAAAAAGCGAGGACGGATGTCTTTCTCTCAAAGAGGACAGCCAAGAATACACCGCTAACCAGCGTTGATGACCTGGCGTTTTTCTTCAACAGCATTGAGGAAATAGTACCGGTTAAATATGCAGGCAAGCACGACGACAAAGTGTTTTGCCTCAAATTGCGTATCCCTGCCGAGTATTCGGCTAGGGTAGGTGAAATGCGATACTGCGATCTACCTAAAAGGGCAAAAGACGCCCAAAATCCATGGGTAGGCAAGGCTGACGTAAAGCACGGGGCTCACTACAAGCCTCGGCTCATATGCTCTAAGATCTGCCCAATTTGGGTGGATCAAGGGCTATTTGAGATCTCCGCAGAAAAAATCACCCAGACATATGGTTGGGTGACCATCAAGGTATGGAAGGAAACGCTGTCCTTGTACAGCTGGGACGTCGGCTTGGTGTACGGCACCACGGCGATGTCGTCAGACGAAGAGATGGTCATCCTGGGTCAGAGTGGATGGCAGCAGGAAGAAAAACCTGCAGTTATTCACTCTCAAAAACAAGAAAAAGCCAAGGCGGTTGTGCGGCTCAGTGATCTTCTGTGATATGGTTAAAACACTAGCCTTTACTGGAGCCCTGACCATTTTAGCGGCGGTCGGGGTAATATCCTGCTGTGCTCAAATAGCGTTGCTGCAAAATATTTTTATTGCTGCAGCAACAACTGTGTTTTCGCTTCTTGGTGTGGGAGGTTTCATCTCCGCTACAAGGCAGGGAAACGTGGATCGCTGGGAGATCTACAAGGAGCAGATAGCAATGCTAAAGGACAAGGTTAATAGCCTTGAAGAGGAAAACATTGAGTTAAAAAAACAGAATGCAGCAAGAACAACAGACCACCTCAGCAATGTCAGTGCTAGCAGTTTCGACAAGTTGTCGGAACACTAGTACGGTGGCTGTGGCCTCGGCTTGGTTGAGGGTATTGGGTAACGAGTATGAAAACAACAAGAAGTTTTATGATAGCTTCATTGAGTTTAACTACTGCAACAGTATCCCAGACCAATCAAACAAGACTGAGGTAAAGTTCAGAAATCCACCTAAACAAGTCAGAAGACAGGTGGAAAAATTGTACTCTAATGAAGGGTACAACAAGGAGAGAGTCTATAGAAAACTAGGAATGCGGAAAACTAGTACAAATAGTTGCTCTCCTTTTGAGGCAGCATGGGCATATCGCTATTATAAGAAGTATGGTACATGGGAATATACTCCAAGTAATCATATTTCCGACAGAGAGATAATGACTCCTCTGACTCAAGCTGAACAAGAGGAATGTTCAAAATTGTTCTAAAGCAAAGGCCCTCTGGAGGTAACTCTCCAGGGGGCTAAGCTTTATAGTTTTTCCTTTTTTTTAGCTATCAGAATTGCTATAATTTTATATATGGATGAATACGAAAACTCGCAGGGATTCTCAATACCTAAAAGCTTCTTGCTTCAACTATCCGAATATACCAGAGGTTACATGTTGTTGGTATGCAACGATAAAGGAGACTTATATGCTCATGAAAGCTATGACAATCCTGTAGTTAAACTAGGATTGGCAAATTTTGCCGAGATGCACATTGCTGCTGTTCAAAAGCATATGCATAACATAGCTTTAAAAGAAGAGGAAAGACTGGAAAACAACAGTCCTGAATCAGATGAAGATGGAGAGGGTGAAGAAGGCTTTTAACTTGTGAGCACAAGTTGAGCTTCTCTGTCTCTACGTCCAGCAAGACCGCTAGTTTTGTCCCATAATCTCTTCATGCTTTTAATTTGCGAGGCCATCTTATCATAATCTTTAGAAGACGATATGATGTTTTTAAGCTCTAGCATTTCAACTCTAGAAGCTCCTTTAAAAGATGTACCACGATTGAATACGAGAGATACAATTGCTGCTTGAGCGTTTGTATGTAGTTCTGTTACTCCAGGGAACGCTTTCTCTGTGAGTGCGGTAAATTTTGGAAGAATGAATTCTTTAAATGTTTGAATAGCTTCTTCCCAGGTAAACGTAATGCCTTTAAGTTTAACTGTGTATTCTTTTGCTAAAAAACCTTTCAACCCTCTTCCAGCACGAATTAAAGATAGCTCAGCACTATCTGTTAACGGCTTAAAGATCTTATCGATCTCTTCTTCAGTATAATAGCCGATATCAATACCCACCATGGCTGTTGGACCAGATGCTCCTCCTGGCCAGGTAAAAGTGCTCTTATATACCTTCTCATAATAGGCTCTCCCACCTGTTTCCTCATTAACAATAAACTCAATACCTTTTTCATTTAGTTTCATCTTCAATCTCCAGTGTATAGTCGCCTTCTTTTTCGTTTGTAATCTTACGCTCAGTAATATCAACAACCTCGACCTTAGCTTCTAGTGAAGCATTGCTGGTGCTATTATATTTCACGTCAACAATTGCTTGTCCTCCCAGATACACAGCCATAATGGCTGCAAACACCTCTACAGTTTTGGTGAATATGGTAGGGTATACAGCCAGCAATGCAGGGTTGTGATCTAGAAGAAACAATAGCCCTATGCTAGAAATGTAGAATATGGCTAGAATGATAAATCCAGAAAAAGCTGCAAAAAACTTCTTGCTGGTTAGATGATTAGTGTTGGCGATATCCGGGTTCTTTTCCGGACATATTCCTGGAGGTGTAACACCATTCTGCAGAAAGGCTGCGGCGTTTTTAGCTATATTAAGTACAGATTTAAACATATTAAAAATAGAATTTGATGAACATATATCCAGCAGCAAATGCTCCTACAGGACCAAGCAATTGAATAATCGGTCCCCAAAGACCTGCAGCAGAAATTATAGAAGAGAAAATTGCTCCTCCTATGCGCATATATAACAACGCGGACAGTGCACCAGCAAGATAGCCCATAACACTTTTGACTGTGTGGTATTTATCAGCTGTTTTTTTATGCTCTACTTTTTCATTAACCACACGCTGTTCTGCACTGGATAAGAGATTTTTAACTTGCTGATTTTCTTCATAGACTTCAATTTTTTCTTTCTGCTGTTCAACTGCCCAGTCTTCCAGCCCTTTAAAAGATTGCTCTATGGCCTGTTTGTCTTTTCTGAGTTGAGCTATTCTTGAACTGGCCTGAGAAAGCTCTCCTCTCAATTCTAATAGCTGACTGGTTATTGAAGGTTTTTGATCTGTTTTATCAGTAGCGGAAGCCGACATGATTAAACTAAATAAAATAATAATTATAAAATATCTAGATCTCATTTATTTACCTCCTAGCTCAGCAATGAGTTTGTCTATTCTAGACAAAGATTTGTTCATCACACTGTCCAACTCATCAATATTTTTACCTAAAGAACCAGATGACCCCTTGGGCGGAGTTTGTGCTACAGGTGCGGTTCTAGATTGAGGCAAACTAGAGCAACCCATTAAAAACAAAGATAGCACAAAATACATTTTGTTCATTCCCGAAAGGTAACATAAAACTTTAATAATGTCCAGCAGATACAAAAAAAGCCCGATCGGTAAGATCGAGCCTTTCTTGTGAGTCTATAATTTTTATATTATTTAACTATTTTAGCCTGTTCTTGCTGCTTTTCTATATAGGCTAATACCTTATTCAAATCTGCTTTCAATGCTTCCTGCTGCTGGTGCTGTCCTGAAAAATACCAAATAGCTGCAGCAAACTGAAAAAACAAACCTACTGCAGCAGTGGCAAAAAACTTCAGAACTATGCTTTTCATTTCTACATAGCTATGTGCTGTTTCTCTTAAAAAAGCAAATTCCTTAACTATTACATGAACTTGCTCAGATAGATTCACTATAGAACCTCTTAGTCCATTCTTGCCGTCAACACCTACACTTATATGCATTGCATCTCTTGCCATATCTCTTACCGAAGCAATGGACTGCTCCAGAGCTTTAATATTTTCGTGAGTATCTGCGTCTATAATTGAAAGTTTTTGACGCATTCCTTCTATCTCGACATCTCTGAGTATTTTTTGATTTTGTAACTGCATAATTGCGGCTACTGTGTTGAATTCTGTAGGGCTAATTTCTTCAGTATAATCAGACATAAGGTTTATATCTATTATAATAAACCCTAAGGATTCTGTCGCTTAATTATTTCTATTTTTTCCTCAGGATCTACCTGTTCTTCGTCCGAAATATAATAGCTGAGTTCTTTAGTGTTATATGTTTCTTTTTCGGCCAGCTCAGCATCCTCTTCTTCTATTTGTTGAGCTGCCTCTTTCTTGGCTCCTCTAAAAACAGAGCGAACAGAATCATCGTATACCTTATCTACCAGCAATAATTCGCTAGTACCCACCTCGCCAAGATATAACCCCTGCTTAGGTTTAGTGAGAGAGTGCTCTACACATGTCCATTGACTTTCTGGAGTTCCAAGCATTTTTAATGCCTCTACTCTGGCGGCAGGTATAGTCTTGCCGCTGACAACGCATTTATATGTTTTTTTAGCCATATTAACCCTGTTGTCCTCCTGCTGCTTGTTGCTTGGCTCCCTGTAATCCCTGCGATCTAGATTGAGATGTCATCTGCTCTAGTTGAGCTTTTACTTGAGCATAAAGATCTTGATCCTGACTCTTGATCTGCTGTAGCTGTGCTCTTCTCTGTGCTCCATCCAGAGGGAATAGCTGTTGAGCTATCTGCTGTGCCTGTTCTAGGGCGTCAGATGGAGTCATGCCCTGACCGCCACCGCCTCCTCCCTGAGCGCCTCCCTGCTGTTGCTGTCCCTGCAGAATCTGCATGAGACTTGTCTGGGTAGCCTGCATGAGTTCATCTTTTTCTTTTTCCTCTGTCTGAATCTCTTTGGTGACTCTGTCTTCTTCCATCTTCTTCCTGATCTGATCACCGTAATCGAAGTTGTATAGCTTGAGCATTTCGCTTCTAGCGATGGCGTTAGCTGACACAAGCTGGCTAATAACTCCCTTGCGCTCCATATCGTCAGCAAACGTGATTGGGATAAGTGAGATTTTTGCTTTTGGTAGTCCCAGGATATGGCCGATAACCTCTCCAAGATGGTTTAAAAGCATGTTGTAATTGTTAGGAATTACGCTCCATGCATTCTCAAACATACGTAACATAGGCCCTGCGGCCTGTTGCTGGAAGGTCATCTGAAACATCTCTACAGGAACATCGAGAGAATTTAGAATAGAGTTTCTTGCATTCTCCATCATTTCCACAGGGGCCAGCTTGGTGCCGTCTCCTCCTAATTGCTGATAGTTTAATGGAAATGCAAATTTATGATAGGAACCTGGGTCCCGTCTATGCTCTTCAATCATCTCATCAACAGCGTTAGTCCATACTGCGCCGCTCTGGTTTAAGAGAGGGTTTGCTGCAGGATTGTTGCTGTCACCCATAGAGATAACCCTGAAAGGTGCAATATCTTCAAAGCAGATTACCTCATTATATCTCTTCAGAGTTTGAAGCATGAAGAAATCTTCAAAGATAAACATGGCAGGAGGGATAGCCTTGCCGTCTGTTCTGATGGTACTAGGAGTATCCAGCTTTAGATGAATGAAATTCTTTGAATTGAAAGAGAGCATGGTCTTGTTAAAGACACAATCAAAGATAATCTTGGGTGTTTTCTTGCTATAAAACTTATTATTCTTTGTGGTGACTTTTTTGCCGTATTGCTGAGGAATATCCCAAAAATACTCTGCTTCTCCAGTAGTCTCCTCGTAACGAATCTTAATTTCTTTTGCGGGCCAATGCACTACATGGATCTTGTCCACGTCATTGGCAGGCTTGTCGGCACATTTATGCTCTCCTTTGTAGCCGCACTTGAGACACTGCATCGAATACTTGTTTTTATTAAATTCGTAATTCTGCAGCTTGTCTATGTTGGTGGACTTGCTGCACTCAGGACATACAAGATATCTATAGAAGCCTTGATTGACGGTTACAAACTCATTACCGTAAGCCAGTAGATTTAAACCAGCCTTGCTGCAGATCTGCTTCCAGCGCAATTTATCTAATACTTCCTGATATGTCTTTTTTGCCTCTTCGTCGTCACATTCAATAGTGAGAGAAGTAATGAAATAGTTGGCAATCCTGTTTAATGCCTGCTTGTAGAATCCGTTTCTATATAAAAAGTGCTCAGCCCATAACAACATACCTTCGATGTTCATCGGAAGATACTGTAATGGAATATTATAGAACGGATTGGAATACCTGTCTCTGCCGTTATCGCCTACTTTAAAAAAACTTTGAGGATCGTCAGGTGTGGTCATGTTACTTGTTTTCTTCTGCTGTTAAATCTTTGATGTTTTTAGGAGACTTGAGTTTATCCTTATTGGCACTATCGGCTACAGTGTAGCCCTCCTCATCAAACCACTCAGCTTTCTTGGTGTTGTCATAGTCACTAATTGATTTATCTGTGAGCATTCCATTTTTTTCCATAAATTATTCTTGATTTTCTGCAGGTACTTTAAATAAAATCATAAGCTTTTTAGTTGACTCTGGCGAGTTAAAAGTCACTCCAGGATAGTAAACGTCAAAAGTCTCATGCTGGCTTCTGATATGCAATTTTAGTGTTTCTCCAACCTTCGGCTCAAACACCACACTGTCATCATCTGAAAAAACAAGCATGAACGCCTGATCGTGCTCTACAACATGCTCGACCTTTGCCTTCATTTTGCCAAAGTCGTTTTCAAACTGAATAGTTTGCAGTTTAACCTGCACTGGGGGAGGAGTTTCTTCGATTGTTTCTTCTGCAAGCTGAGAGAACGAAGAAAAACTGTTTGATGTTGAAAAAACTTGGTTACCTGCTGTATTTTTACCTCCTGTTTTTTTCTTAACTTTTTTAATTTGAGATGTTTGCATTATTTTACCTCCGTTCCTGGTTATAGAAGTCACCAGTTCTTTTTGTTTCTCTTGCAGATCTCCAGTGTTTCCATAAATTGATACACCGTCTTGTATAACCTTAGCTCCTGTAGAGGAATATACAGATTTTGAAGGATCGCTGCTACCTATTACAATGTCGCCTATTTTAAACATACCTGCGTCGTTATTTGTTGCCATACTTTATACTGTTGTCGTTGAATTTGGTTAATGTATAATATTGGAATAGGATAGCAACTAATTTTTAACATGCCTAAAAGTATACAACTAGCTAAAAGAAGCACAATTCCTGTTCCTGATATTTTCTCTTACAAATTGACTGTAGATGCGGTCAACGCGGAAGATATGCCAGACAAAATTTTTGTCAAGCAACGAATCAGAAATTTTGCGAGAGGAGTTTTTGAAGATGACTTTGTGGCAGTATGCACTCCTGTGCAACTTGAAGATTTTCCTGAAGATTCACCAGAAGAGGGAGGGTCCTCATATTACAGAACGAACAGCATAGAATTGGTGATGCGTACTCCTGAAGAGTTGCAGAATGTGTTTGATTCACTGCTATGGGAAGTAAAAAAACTTGTTTCAGATTTGTCGGATATTGAACTGTTGAAAGAAGAAGAAATATTTAGTATAGTTTCAGGCTATCCGGTTACCACCATTCCTAATGCTCCTCAAGTTACCAGTATTCTCCCACTGGATTCTGAGCTGTGGGTATATTTTAATCCTCCTACAAGTGACGGAGGTACACCTATCATTAACTACCAGTACAGCTTGGATAACGGTGAAAGCTGGATCAGCAGAATCCCTACAAATGCTTCTTCTCCTCTTAAAATAAGAAATCTAGAAAACAATACAAACTACAGAGTCAGTATTAGAGCTGTAAATAACAACGGAGTTGGTAATAGATCTGCCTCAATTTACGCATCTCCAACTATTATAAATGTACCCAGCTCACCTATCATTAATACACTATATTCTTCTGGAGACAACTTGATAATAGATTTTTCAAGACCTTTATCTTTTGGAGGCAGCACAATTCAAACGTATCAGTATAGTCTTGATGCAGGATCTACATGGCAAAATGCTGCAAGTAATCCGCAAAACCTATATCAGATAATAGTCGAAAACATTGCCGCAAATGTGCTATATCTGGTCACTATTAGAGCAGTTACAACAACAGGAAGTTATGGCTATAAATCTAATCCTATAGAATATATCAGAGTAAACTATGGAATAGGGAGTATATTTACAGGAAGTGAAGATAGCTCATGGACCAATTTGGATAATTGGCTTACATCTACACGTGAGCCTGCTGAATTTCTTCCTGGAGCCGGCACAAGTGTAACTCTCGAAGAATCCTGCGTGGTCAATGTAGATGCTCAGGCATGGGTAGAACCTGCGGCAATATCTATTGGCGCACATAATCTGACTTTTAACTCTACAGAACAGCCTAATCCTATTGTGGTCTGTAACATCACGGGAACCACAGGAACTGTTACATTTAATGGAGTAAACTACGGAGCCCCCTCAGTAAGAGTAGGCAGTATATTCAAAGGAACCACAGATACTGATTGGTACAAGATATCAAACTGGCTGAATAGCAACAGACTTCCAGCGACTACGCTGCCAACTAGTACTACCCAGGTGTCGTTAGAGCACAATTGTATTGTAAACGTAGATGATACAGATTGGGCGCAACCGCTAAGCATAAATATTACAAGTTACAATATAACATTTAACTCTACTGCAGTCATCAGACCTGCAATAACATGCAACATAACAGCCACAACAGGAACAGCAATATTTAATGGAGTAGATTACGGAGTATAAACTAAATAAAAATAATATGAGTACAATATCAGGACAAGCAGAGTTTAATGATAGCGACAATAACGGCACCGTAAACGGCGCGGCTGTTTTCACAGGAGACAGCTCAAATACTGGAACGGTAGACGGGAATGCTACCTTTACAGATAACTCACAAAACAACGGCACAGTGGACGGAAATGCTGCGTTTTATGACAACACTGTAAACAATGGAGAAATTACAGAGATGGGTGCATTTGCAGAATCAGCGCAAAACAATGGGGACGTAAGTACGCTAGTTACAGAACCTCCATCAATAGCAACTCAGCCTATAGGTTTATGCGCGACCGGCGGTAATGTTACATTGACTGCCTCGGCTTCCGGTTATTTTGTAAACCATAAATGGGTAGTAGACAATGTGGAGAGAGAAGAAAACGAAGGCGGAGGAGTGGCAGCTGACGGCACAAGCGCTACATTAAATTTGTCAATTAACCAAGGGCAACAGTATAAAACAAATGTAAAATGTAGATTTTACAACCCTATAGGAAGTGTAGACACAGCTGTAGCTGTAGTAAACGTAGGTACACCTGCGATTGTGCAAGATCCTCATGTAGCTGTTGGACCTGGACAGGAGACATATAACAGATTAGACACTTTAAAAGTTTCTGTTGAGGGTTTCAGTTATGCAGATAAAGTTTATCTACAATTTCAGGTAAACTCAGGGCCTTACGAAGCGTTTGTTAACTATGGAAATATCTCGGAGTTAGCAACATCTGGATCAGCAACGACCAATTTTTCAGGGCTATTAGATTCTGGTATTACACTTTTAGGTGCAACATTTACGAGAGCTAGAGTAAGAGTATATGATTGTTTTGGGAACGGAAATATCACAAATTCTTGGTGGACTTATTTCAACGAGCTGAATATAGATCCGCCGACTATAATAGTGCAGCCCATTTCAGGCTCCGCTTATGCTGGAGAGTATGTGACATTTACTGTTGAAGCTGACGATAACCTTCCAGGAGAAAATAATAGTCTTATGTACCAGTGGAAATTTGGCCAAACACCTATAGCAGGCGCAACCGGCAGCACTTTAAATATTCAAATACCTTTTGGGGCATCAGAGGGTTCGTCGATGGGTGCAGAATACACATGCATAATAACGAGCCCATATAACGCATACCCTACTATTACAACTCCTGTGACGGCGACATCTTTGGGTCAGCGTCCTCCGCCGCCTGAAAATTCTCAGCCTCCCGAATAAAAGTTCTTTGCACAATGACTGCTGTTGGTTATATTTCTGGTTACAGCGAGCACAGTAGCAAGTTGTACGGGGGTTGTACGAGTTGTACACTTCTGCAAATCAAATAATTACGCAAATTTCTGAAAAAAATCGGTTGTTTGCAAAAATAAAAAAATGACCAGAACAGCACTAATCAAGCATTGTCTAAAGCTACAAAAGCAGAAGAAAGGCGTAGCTTCATATCTTAAAAAAGAAGGTTACAGCAATAGAGAAATTGCTGATATTCAACAAGATATACAATCAAAGCGTAAAGAAGTAAAAGCAAAACCTGCAAAAGCAGAGCTGCTTGACGATAAAGATTGGAAGACAGGACTAAAGTTCACAAAAAAGTACGTCTACAACAAAGAAGACGATAAATATGTGATGTATCTTAAGGCTGCAAACGGCAACATTGTGTTGTCTGGAGATACGGTACGAGGAATTGTTAAAAACTATTCTAACTGGTGCGGAGAAGAACACAGCGTTAACGAGCTGTGTCGTAACTATAAAATTCCAAGAACTTACTTCAACGAGCTCAGAGATGTTCTGGGAATTACCCACGATTCTGAGCCTGTCACTCAAGAAGAGCTGATGGAAAAAGATGTGGATGAAATTGCCGAAGATCTTCTGCAGCAGAAAAGATTTCAACTGCATCAGGAGTTTCAAAAGCGCAGCTGGGAACAGACAGAAGAAGCAGCTTCAAAATGGTTTAAAATGCAAGAGGGAGTATATAACCCTTTTACAAATTTTCTAAACTCTTGGAAGCCTCAGAAATACATTCCAGTTAAATATTCTGGTCCAGTTAAGAAGAACAAAAGCAGCAAGAAAGCTCTGATTGTAGGGCTTAGCGATGTGCACTTCGGAGCAAAATCAAATCCTAAAGACTCTTATAGAAACAAAGGGTATAGCACACAAGAGGCCTCAGAGTGTCTTGAGATTTACGCAAACGGAATCAAAGAAGTTGTAGAAGAAAGAAACTACACTTTTGATGAGTGCGTACTCACGTCTCTGGGAGACATTTTACACACAACAGGTTCTGGTTTTACAACCAAGGGAACAATGCTCGTGCATGACTGTGTGAAAGAAGAACAGTTTAATGCTGCGTTTGAGAGTATATCCAAACTGATCATGGATTTGTTGAGCCTGTTTCCAAAAGTACATGTAAAAAGCGTCAAAGGCAACCACAATGACTTTGGAGATTATGTATTGTTCAAAGCTCTAGAGTATTATTTCAGAACAGAAAAACGTATCACTTTCGACGTGTTTCAATCAGACCATGGGCTGTTCAAGATTAACAGATGCTTGTTCATCATCTCTCATGGTTATAGTGCTGAATATAAAGGCAGAATTCCAGCACAAGGAAAAGCCAGAGAAAGCTATATCGCCAATCTATTCTTGAGCAAGCCTGAGACACTGTTAGATGTAAGTCAAAAGGTATTGCTTACAGCAGATCAGCATCACCTGGAAATGCGTGAGTATAGTGAATTTGAGCACTATATGCTTTCTACCACAGTAAGAGGAGACAAGCATAGCGAGGCTATGGGACTAAATAATAAGCCAAGACAATCGTGTTTTGTTGTAGACAATGACGGTATTAAAGAAATAGTCTACTGCTATGGTAAAAGTGTTTAAGTTTGCTATAGTAGTCATGGGTTTGTTATCCATGGCTTTAAGTTTAGATCAAGAGTATCATATCACAGACTCTCACGGTGTAGTTATACCAGGGCAGCTGGTGTATGCTAAAACAGGAGCAACTGTGAGTATCAAGAGAACAGATGGTTTTGTGTATGTAGGCAAAATCACAGATATTCAAGAAGAAGAAGGTTCTTTCAAG